GAGGAAGCGGCTGAGACTGCGTTACCAGAAGCGGCGGAGGCCAAGCGCGCCGCAGAGGGCCTGACTATGCTGGGGCGTTACGAGGCGGAGTTGCAATCGTGAGGCGCACAGCGGCACAGGCATGGCTACTTCACGAACTCGATGGCTACGTGGAGGCCTTCGTCGCCGCCATCCGCGAGGAGCAGGTGCGCCGCGTAGACGCGGTGCAGGCTGCGGTGCGGCGCGGCGGAGTGGAAGCCGCCGACCTCGCCCTGACCGCCGGGGAGGAAGAGGCGTTCCGCGGCCTGCTGAGTGCGCTTGAACGCGGCTGGACGGATGCCCATCAACGGATCATGGCGCGCTATCCGCGGCTGAGGGAGCGCGTCACGCGCGGGGCGAAGGCCGAGGCCGCGGTGGCGGTAGACGAGGAGGAAGAGGAAGAACGCCCGCCGGTGCTGCCGCTTGCCGTCCTGATCGGGATGATATTGGCGCAGGCGCGGCCACAAGACGAGGAGATACTGCCGAGCGCTGTCCTAATCGATATGGCGCTGTCGCAGGCGCAGGCGCAAGACGAGGCGCTGGGATACCTGACGCAGGACATGATCGCGACCTACGCCCGTCGCGAACTGCAGCTTGCCGGAGTGTACGAACGGGCGCGCCTGGAAAGCGTCAAGCGCCTGATTGTCGATATGAACGCCGCCGGGCTGTCCTACGAGGAACAAGCGGCGCGGCTGGCCGCCGAACTGCCCGACCTGCTGGACTGGCGGCTGCGCAACATCGCCCGCACGGAGGGGGCCTACCTGTACGAACACGGGGAGTTCGCCCGCACCGCCCGGTCGCCGATGGTGGTGGGCTGGGAGTTCGTGGCGGTGATGGATGACCGCACTACGGAAATGTGCGCCTCCCGCCATGGGCGCATATACCTGCGCCGCAGCGGGCCGCCGCCGGATGTGCCGCCGTTGCACTTCAACTGCCGGTCGGCGCTGGGCGAGATTTTCGCCGACGAGGCTATCGAAGAGGCCGACCTAGCGGAGCACGCCAAGTTCCCGCCGCCGCTAAAGGGCTTCGGCTTGCCCCCGCCGGGCGTCGAGTGGCGCGACATAGAAACGCTAACATAATATGCGCGAGGGTTGACATGCGCGCGCCGCGCGGTATACTGCGGGTGAGGAGTTGCGGATATGCCCTACCAGGCGACACGCGAATTGCCCCCGGCGGTGCGCCGGACGCTGACCCCGGCGCAGCAGCGCGTCTACATCGAGGCGTTCAACCGCGCATGGGCACGCGGCTGGTCGGAGGCCCGATGCCACGCTTACGCTTGGGCCGCCGCCACGCGCGCCGCCGCCAAGGAGGATACGACGATGAGAAGCGCCACCGCGCAGTTGCTGAGGGATCTAGCCGCTCTCATGGACACGGAGACCGAGAAAGCGGAATGGACGCGCGCCTACATCAATGACCTCCCGGACTCCGCCTTTCTCTACATCGCGCCGGGCGGGCGCAAAGACGAGGACGGCAAGACCGTGCCGCGATCGCTGCGCTACTTCCCCTACCGCGACGCCTCCGGCGCTATCGATCTCCCGCACCTCCGCAACGCCATCGCCCGCGCCCCGCAGAGTAACCTCCCGCGCACCGTCGTGGACCGTATCCAGGCGCGCGCCCGCCGCTTACTGGCCGAAGGCGTTACTAAGCGCGGGAGGCCCGGCACGGTGCTGAAGTACGACGACGAGAGACAGGTTGTCTACGGCGTGGTCTATGAACCGCACGTGGTGGACGCGCAGGGTGACTACGCCGACGAGGATGCTATCCTGGACGCCGCGCACGCCTACATGCTGGGTGGCGCGGTAGTCAAGCTAGACCACGCGGAAGAGACCGACCAGGCCACGGTGGTGGAGAGTTACATCGCGCCGGTGGACTTTGAACTCGGCGGGGAGGCGGTGCGCGCGGGGTCCTGGGTTATGGCGGTCAAGGTCGCCGACGCGGAACTGTGGGGGCGCGTCCGAGGGGGTGAGTATGAGGGGTACTCATTCGGCGGCGAAGTGCTGAGGACAGGAGGTGACGAGGATGCTGGATGAAGACGAGCAGCGCCCGACGGAGTTGGTAAAAATCAGACCGCACGAGGTGTCCCTAGTACGGCGACCGGCGAACCGACGGCGCTTTCTGGCGTTCAAAGACGAGGAGACAGGAGGCAGGATGATGGCGAACGACGAGGTAGTCAAGCAGGCTAAGGCCATGGGGCTGGACTTGGAGGCGCTGGCCGAGGCCGACGAGGCGGAACTCGACGCGCTGGCCAAGCAGTTGGAGGGGGAGGCTCCGCGCCGCGGGTGGCTAAGCCGACTGCTGGGCCGCGACGAGGCGGAGAAGACGGAGGCGAAGACGGAGGCGAAGACGGAGGCGAAGGCGGAGGCCTACATCACGAAGGCGGAGTTGGAGGCGCGGTTGGAGGCGGAACGCGCGGCGACGCGCAAGGCCGTGCAGGCCGAGGCCCAGGTGGCGACGGCGCGCAAGGCCCTAGAAGCCGCGGTAGTGGAGGGGCGCATTGTCCCGGCGGCGGCGGAACGCCTACTGCCGGTGGTGGAGCGGCTCGCCGCGATGGACCCGCTTACGCGCAAGGCCGAGGACGGGGCCGAGGAGGAGATCGACGCCGTGCAGGCGTTGCTGGACGCCCTGGCGCTGCAGGGGGTTGTGGCCAAGGGTTTCTTCACGGAGGTGGCGCTGACCGGCGCGGGGGCCGACGACAACCCGTGGGCCGAGACTAACTACGTGCGCAACAGAGTAGGAGGCGACAAGGATGAGTGAGTTCGACATTCAGACAACGGCATTGGCCGAGGGGGCGCTGCTGTTTGACGCCCATTCGGTCCGCAAGGGCATCGTGCTGGACGCGACGGCCCGCAACCCGATGGACCGCGACGACACGCAGGTGCCGATTGGGACGCCGATTGCGGCGCTAAGCAGCGGCAAGTACATGCCGGTGCGGCGCGGCGTGGTGGTCTCGGCGGTGTACGATGGCTCTACGGCGACCACTATCACGCTAAGTACCTCGCCGTCGTGCTTCGCGGTGGGCGACGTTATCCAGGGCTACACCCACGGCGACGCCGCGGGTACTGCCCTCGGCGCAATCACCGCGGTAGACGATGTCGCCATGACCGTAAAAGTCGCAGGCAACAAGTCCACCGCCGTGGCTGCGGGCGACTACATCGACGTGGTCGCGAACGGCAAGGGCACCGAGGCCCTCTTCCTGCTGGAAACCGCCGAGGTCTCCCCGGCGGGCACCGCACAGGATACCACCGGCGTGGCGCTTGTGCACGGCTTCGTCATCGGCGACAAGGTCAACGCACCCGCAGGGGCCGACGCCCAACTGCTGGATGACCTCGCAGGTACCATCTACGTGGACGTGTAAACGCGAAAGGAGAGTGACATACAATGGCCCTTCCGAGTGAACTGACCGCGAACGGCCTTATGGGCTGGGTGGAGCGCTTCGGCGAAGAGGAACCGATGCTGCTGGAAGAGTACTTCCCCGCGCGCCCGAACGAGGGCAGTGACAATCAGGTCCGCTGGGACATCGTGGACCTGACACGCGAGGTGGCCGGGTTTGTATCGTATAACGCCCCCGGCCTGCAGGTGGCGAACACAGAGATCCAGGCCAAGTCGGTCCTGGCCCCGACGGTGAGGGAGAAGAAGCGCATTCCCGGCACCTACATCCAGTGGCTGCGCGCGCCGGGATCGCTGACGCAGACGCAGGGCCGCGCCGCCATCGACCGCGAACTGCGCAGCCTGCGCAATCGCATCCGGCGACGCCAGGAACTGCTGCGCGCCCAGTGTCTCATGGGCGCAATGACCTACATCATCGACGGCGTCACCTATACCGTCGATACCGAGGTCCCGGCCTCGCACGCCAACCCCGGCGCGGTGGATTGGAGTGACCCGACTGCCGATGTGCTTAACGAGTTGGCGGACTGGGTTGCCCTAATCGAGGCGGACGGCGGCCTCGCCCCCGACACGCTGCTGGTCGGACGCAACGTGATCGGCTACCTGCTGGCTAACGACGCGATCTCCAAGATGCTGTCGGATATCGCCAAGGAGGAACTGCGCGGCGGGATGATCACGCGCTTGCCGGGC